TCGACGCGGCGTCGGTGCGCGACGCAGGCACGGCGCGGGCGGTGCGCGAGATGTGGTGGCTGATGGACGTGGAGGGCGGCGATGTCTGAGCCCATCGCCCTCACCTACTACCAGCTCGACTCGCACCGCGACGGCGGCTTCGACCGCCTCGCCTGGAACGAGCACCCCGAGCTGCACGTCTTCTACACGACACCTGAGCAGGCCCGCGCCGCCGGCGAGGTCGCCCTCACCCGCGTGCTCGACAACTACCGTCAGAAGCTCGCCGCCTACCAGCCGATGCGCGAGCCGGACGTGGCGAAGCGCGCGTGGGACAGCGAGAAGAAGGCCGCGTGCTTCACCGAGACACGCATCACCGAGCACCACATCACTTGGCAGGAGCCGGAGCGGCCCCACGACGGCTGGGTCGGGATCCTCTTCATGGGGTGCCAATCGCGTCACCGGTGGCGCGAGGTCGAGATGCGCACCGAGGTCGCCAAGAACGGCACGACCACCATCACGCACGCGCTCGGCAAGGCGCTGCCCTGGTCCCCATGGAGCCGCGACCGCCAGGGCGGCCTCTACGTGCCCATGCAGGTGCAGGTAGCGGTGCGGCCGCACACGCTGCGTCTCGCGGGGACGAGCCCCGACGAGCTGCTGGTGTGGTTGGGAGGCGGCCGTGCCCGGTGACCTCGTCATCCGCGACAAGTTCGGCTGGACGTGGCGCATCGCCATCCTCGGCGGCCGCCGGGTCTGGGTGGAGGTGTCCCGTGGGTGAGCCCGTGCTCCTCGCCCCGCCCGTCGAGTGGTTCACCACCGCCGAGGCCGCGCGCTACTGCCGCTTCCAGACCACCGGGGCGATCCGCAAGGCGGTGATGGAGCGGCGCCTGCGCGCCACCGGTCGCCGGGGCGGCCGCGGCACCTTGATGTTCACCCGCGTCGACCTCGACGCCTTCCTGGCTGGGCGCGCTCCCGGTACCGTCGCCGACGGACGTCCGGCTGCGCCCTCCAACGACAACGACGGAGGCTCAGCACATGGCAGCGAAGTGGGTGATGCGATGGAGGTACGAGGTGAGCGCCAAGCCGGTCCTGCCGGGGGTGTGGCGCCGGAAGGAGGGCGGGTTCGTGGTGCGCGGTCGCGCGGTCGACCCCGCGGGGCGGAAGCGCGAGGTGATCAAGGTCCTCGACTCGCCGACGGCGGACGAGGCCCGGGGGGTGCTGCGGGCGGAGCTGGAGCGGGTGCGCCGGCCGCCGCTCCCCCAGACCACGAAGCCGAAGACGCGGTTCGACGCCTACGCGACGTCGTTGCTGGCCCGGCGCGTCGATGACGGCACGATCCGCTCGGCCGCGACCCGCCAGAAGTGGGGCAACATCCTCGAGAAGCACCTCTACCCGGCGTTCGGCGCGCGGGCCGTCGAGGACCTGCGCCGGGCGGAGGTGCTCGCCTGGCGCGACGAGGTGGCCAAGAAGATCAAGGCCGGCGACTACGCCCCCACGACCGCCAACGACTGGCTCGCGCTCCTGCGGGTCGTCGTCGGCGCGTACGTCGACGAGCACGAGCTCGACCGCGACCCGACCAAGGGCGTCGCGGACTTCGACACGAGCCTGCACGCGACCTACACCGACGAGGAGCCCAACAGCCTCACGCCGGCCGAGGCGCGGCGCTTCCTCGCGGCGATGGCGCGGCTCTACCCACAGCACTACGCCATGACGGCCCTCGGGTTCGCCACGGGCCTGCGCCCCTCCTCGCTCCGCCCCCTACGCCGCACGGGCAAGGAAGCGGACCTCGACCTCGAGGCGGGCGTGCTGCGCGTGCGCCGCTCCCAGACCCTCGGCGACGAGGTGATGGGCAAGACGAAGACGGGGCTGCGCCAGAAGCTCTCCCTCCCGGCCGAGCTCGTCGACGTGCTGCGCTGGCACGTCGCGCGGCTCCCGGCGGGCAAGCAGACCGAGTCCGAGCTGCTCTTCCCCTCGGTGAAGGGCAGCTTCCGGGCGCGCTCGGTGCTCGACAAGCCGTTCGCGGCCGTGGCGAAGGCCATCGCCCTGACCAAGCGCCTCTCGCCCCGCGGGATGCGCCGGACGTTTCAGGACCTCGCCCGCGCGGCCAACGTCACGGACCTGGTCACCCGGTCGATCTCAGGCCACGCGACCGAGGTGATGCAGCAGCACTACTCCACCGTCCCGGGGGAGGAGCAGCGCGGGGCCCTGGCGGCGGTCGTCAGCCTCGCCGACTTCAAGGGCGCCCTCGATGGCGCTCCGGCCCTCCGGCAGCGCGCGAGGGTGTGAAGGAGGGTGTGAAAAGCGGAAAGCCGACCCTACCTGGCGGCGGGATCGGCTTTCTTTCTCGGAGCGGGTGAAGAGATTCGAACTCTCGACGTCAACCTTGGCAAGGTAGTCGGCATCCGTTTCCACCTGTTTCAGCCCGCGTCGAACACGGGTCCGAGTGTTTCCAAGGGAGCGCCGGACGTCCAGCCCGTTTCGACCCGAGGGTGTGAAATGGGGTGTGAAACCTTACCCCGCCTCCAGCCGGGAGCTCCCGCCCGCGCACCCCTCCCCTCACCCACCGACCGAACTTCAGCCCCTACATCGACCGCATCGGTCGCAGTGCCGATGCTCGATGCGATGCCGCTCCCTCGCTGCCAGCACTACCGCGTGACGACCCGCGACGGCGCGCCGGTCGCGGTCCGCTGCCGTCGGCGCGGCCGCTGGCGGCTGCAACTCGCGCGGAGCTGGGTCGTGTGCGCGAGGTGCCTCCCCGATGTGCTCGCGCTGCAGGGCGCGCCGGTCCTGACCGTTGCGGTCGACAGCTGCTGATCGGCAACGGGCTGCCGGGGGTGCTGTAGACCCGCAGCGCCCCGCCCTACACCCGCCCGGTGACGCCTGACGCCACCCGCCCCGCGCGCCCGCTCTCCCCCGACGCCACCGCCCGCCTGGTCGCGCTCCCCGATGCCCTGCGCGCCTGGGCCCGGGCGGACCCGGTGGTGCGCCTGCACCTCGGCTCGCACGTGACGGCCGGCGTCCCACTCGGGCACGCGCTCGCACGGCTCGGACAGGCCCTGGGCGAGGAGGGCGACTGGGAGGTGAGGAAGCGGCTCGAGGAAGGCGTCGAGCGGGAGAAGTTCCAGCCGTGGTGCTCGCGGCTGCTGCCCGACGGCCTGCGCTGCCGCGCGCTGACCACGGTGCTCGTGCGGCTGCCCGAGGGCGGCGCCGTCGAGCGCTGCGCGGACTGCGCGCGGTGGCACCAGCGGGAGGGGACGGGGCGGTCGTTGCGGGCGCTCGGACGGCGGTGATGCATCCCCTGGCGGGAGCAGCCCGAGACCCCACACCTCACTTCGAGCGGTGGTCGTTGAAGGAATCTGGCTCCTGCCGCACCATCGCAAGCTCCTCACGCTCGGGGCGTGATGGGTCGAAAGGTCGCGGGCATGGAGATCGTTGTCGGCCTCGTGTTTCTTGCGGTTCTAGCTGGTCTGCTCTGGTGGGCGCTCGTCCTTCGGAAGCGCCTCGGTGAGGCCACGGCGAGCTCCGAGGGACACCGGCAGTGGGCAACCGCGGCGGACGCGGAGGTGCACCGCCTGCGTGCCTACAGCTCGGCGGCCGACGCGGAGGTGCGCCACCTCCGCGGCCATTTCAGCGATCTGATTCCGCTCTCAGACCAGGCTCACCGATTGCGCGCGGAGCTCGTCCAGCTCACGGCGGCGGGGGAGGCGATCCGCGAGCGCAGCCTCGCGTCTGAGCGTGACGCGACGGCGCGTTTGCAGGCGATCCTCGCCCAGCAATCGCAGGCGACCCTGGAAGCGAGCGCGACGCAACAACGGCTGAGCGGGAGCATCACGGCCCTCCAGCAGTCCCTCGCGGCGCTCGAAGAGCAGTCGGACCTCCAGCAGGCAGGGTTCTACCGCCTCCGCTACGACCTCGGCACCTCGACCGAATACCAGCAGCGCCTCGAAGCGAACCGCGCCTCGCAGCAGCACATGATCAAGAGCGAGCGGGCCGTGCTCTGCACCACCCAGTGGACGGTGAACGGCGACGCCCGGAGCGGCCAGAAGATGGTCAAGGACCACATCAAGTTGATGCTTCGGGCCTTCAACGGCGAGTGCGACGCCGCCGTCGCGAAGGCGCGCTTCAACAATGCCCCAACGATGGAGCGCCGCATCCGGTCGGCGTTCGATGCGATCAACAAGGTGAGCGAATCGAAGAGCTGCGCGCTCACGTCCGACTTCCTCGACTTCAAGCTCGCCGAGCTCGAGCTCACGGTCGAGTACCTCGACAAGAAGCAGCGCGAGCTCGAGGAGCAGCGGGCGATCCGTGAGCAGATGCGCGACGAGGAGAAGGCCCAGAAGGAGATCGAGCGGGCGAAGGACGACGCCGAGAAGGAAGAGCGTCGATTCCAGCAGGCCCTGGAGAAGGCGCGCCGCGACGTCGCGGCCGCCACCGGCAAGGTCAAGGAATCCCTGGAGGCGAAGATCGCCGAGCTGACTGCGAACCTCGCAGCGGCCAGCGCCCTCAAACAGAAGGCCATCTCGCAGGCGCAGCTGACCAGCGCGGGACACGTCTATGTCATCTCGTGCTGAGCGACAACTGCATCGCCCCAACGGCGACAACTACATCGCCCCATTTGGGAGAGGGCGGTTCGACGGGGTAGCGCGGCGGCGTCGCATGGGGCGACTGCCGGCGCGTGAGGCCCGCGACCGACAACCAGGTGAGGAAGCTGATGGAAGAGTTGAGCAAGCACGGCGTGGTCGGCCTCGCGGCGATCAAGGCCGGGATGGATCGCAAGACCGCGCGCAAGTACATCGCGGCCGCCACGCTGCCCTCGCAGATGCGAGCGCCGCGCGACTGGCGCACCCGAGAGGACCCCTTCGCCGAGCACCGCGAGGAGATCGAGGCGCTGCTCCGGGACACCCCCGCGCTGGAGGCCAAGACGGTCTTCGAGCTCCTCACGGTGAAGCACCCGGATCGCTTCGCCCCGGGGCAGCTGCGCACGTTGCAGCGGATGATCCGCGCGTGGCGCGCCGCGCAGGGCGCCGACAAGGACGTGGTGCTCGCCCAGCGCCACCGCCCCGGCGAGGCCGCGCAGACGGACTTCACCAGCACCGGCGAGCTCGCGGTGACCATCGCGGGGGAGGCGTTCGTTCACCTGCTCTGCGTGGTCGTGCTGCCCTTCTCCAACTGGCTCTGGGCGACGGTGTGCCTCTCGGAGTCCATCGCCGCGATCCGCAAAGGGCTCCAGCGGGCGCTGTTTCAGCTCGGGCGGGTGCCGCAGTTCCACCAGACCGATCACTCCACCGCGGCCACCCATCGCCCCTCGGTGAGCGCCCCGGACCCCGAGGGGCGGCAGCGGCCGTTCAACGAGGAGTACCTCGCGATCATGCGGCACTTCTCGCTCACGCCGCGCACGACCGAGGTCGGCGCCAAGGAGCAGAATGGCGACGTGGAGGCCGCCAACGGCGCCCTCAAGCGCCGCCTGGAGCAGGCGCTGCTGGTGCGAGGGAGCCGCGACTTCGAGAGCGTCGAGGCCTGGCAGGCCTTCGTCGATGAGGTCGTCCGCAAGGCCAACGCGGGCCGGGGGCCGCGCGTCGCCGAGGAGATCGCGGCGATGCGCGTGCTCGACGTGGGCAAGCTCCAGGAGTTTCGCGAAGAGGTCGCGCAGGTCAGCGAGTGGAGCACCATCCGAGTGAAGGGCTGCTCGTACTCGGTGCCCTCGCGGCTGATCGGCGAGGCGCTCCAGGTGCGCCTCTACGAGGATCGCCTGGAGGCCTTCTACCGCGGCAAGCTCGAGCTCTCGTGCGAGCGGCTGCGCGGGCGCCGCCAGCACCGCATCGACTACCACCACGTGATCTGGTCGCTGGTCTGCAAGCCCGGCGGCTTCGCGCGCTACGTCTATCGCGACGAGATGTTCCCCTCGCTCGTCTTCCGGCGGGCCTACGACGCGCTGCAGACGCCCGACCGTGGAGTCGCCGGGGACGTGGAGTACCTGCGCATCCTGCATCTGGCGGCGAGCACGATGGAGTCGGATGTGACCGCCGCGCTCACGCTCCTGCTCGCCGAGGGCGGCGCCCTGACGAGCGAGCGGGTCAAGGCGCTCGTGCTCGGTGAGCGCCGCCTGACGGTGCCCGAGATGCCCGCGTTGACGGTGGATCTGCGCGACTACGACGCACTGCTCGGGGAGGTGGGCACGTGAGCGCCGCCGCGCCCAGCGCGCAGGACTCGCTGGCGATGATGCTGCGGGTGCTCAAGCTGCCGACGGTGAGTCGGCACGCCGAGGAGGTCGCCCTCAAGGCCGAGCACGAGGGCTGGAGCTTCGGGCAGTACCTCAAGCACCTCTTGGCGCTGGAGTTGGAGGAACGCCGTCGCGGGCGCATCGAGCGCAACCAGCGCGCCTCGGCGCTGCCGGGCGAGAAGACGCTCGGGACGCTCGACCGCAAGCGGCTCTCGGCCTCGGTGGCCAAGGTGCTCCCGACGCTGTGCGAAGGGGCCTTCGTGGAGCGCGGGGAGAACGTGCTGCTCTTCGGTCTGCCCGGCCGCGGCAAGACCCACGTGGCGTGCGCGATCGGCCACGAACTGGTGCGACGCGGGCGTCGGGTGCTCTTCACCGCGACCTACGCGCTGGTGCAGCGGCTGCTCGGGGCCAAGCGTGAACTGCGGCTGGAGAAGGAGCTCGGGGAGCTGGACAGCTACGACGCGGTCATCCTCGATGACATCGGGTATGTGCAGCAAAGCCGCGACGAGATGGAGGTGCTCTTCACGTTTCTCGCCGAGCGGTACGAACGCAAGAGCGTGCTGATCACCAGCAACCTGGTCTTCAGCGAGTGGAACCGGATCTTCAAGGATCCGATGACGACGGCGGCGGTGATCGACCGGCTCATCCACCATGCCGTCATCCTGGAGATGACGGGCGGGAGCCTGCGCGCGGAGAAGGCGGAGAGGACCGCCAAGGAGGCGAGGACGACGACAACTACCGGAGCGACGACAACTAACCCCGCGGCGACGACAACTACGGCGACGGCAGGGGCGCAGGCCGAGGCGGAAGTTGGGGAGATGTAATTGTCGTCGATGGGGAGATGTAGTTGACGTCGAGCAATCTCGAACATCGGCTCCTTCGGCGAGCAGGTCTACAAGATCGGCATGACGCGCCGGCTCGATCCGATGGAACGCGTCGTCGAGCTGGGCGACGCCTCGGTGCCCTTCGCCTTCGACGTCCACGCAATGGTCTACACGGAGAACGCGCCGGAGCTCGAACGGACGCTGCATCAGCGATTCCACCTCCGTCGGGTCAACCGCATCAACGAACGCAAGGAGTTCTTCCGGGTCGATCTCGAGGAGGTCGAGCGTGAGGTCCGAGACATCGTGCAGCGCCTGCCACGGCACCAGCAGCGGGCGCTGCGGTTCGAATACACCGCAGCCGCCGAGGAGCACCGTCGCTCCAAGGCGCTCGAAGCATCCGGGGGAGCGCCGCCGGTACCGCCGGGCGCGAGGAAGCCCTCCTTCGGGGCTGCGAGCCCGTGAACCTTCAGTGGAAACACTCGTCCAGGCTGCTCGCTCGCCGCGTAGGATGCGCGGGCGCGCAGCGCGACGAGGGCGGCTGGGGCGAGCCGTGACGGGACGCGCTCGCCGACGTGCCGCATTAGATGGGCGAACGGGCGCGAATGCTGTCGGGGGCACGGCGGGGGTCTGCGAGGAGTAGGAGCCTTCGGCAGCGCGGTCAGCTCGCGCGGCCTCTCGCGTGCGCCCCGGTCAACTGCCTCGCGCTCGCGATCGCGTTGGGAGGGAGCGATGCCACCGGCTGGAAGCCCTTGCTCTTCACCAGCTTCATCGAGTGCATGAACGTCGAGACGAGGTCCGAGGCGTCCACGCGCGCGAAGTTCACGCCCCCGGAATGGAGGCGCTCGGCGGGGCAGTACACCGAGAGGATCACGGTCTCGACGATGTTCCCGGATCGCGAGTCGAGCACGGGCGCGACGACGTCGCAGAGCACCCCGTGGAGTGGCAGGACCGCCGTCAGCTCGCGCCCGACGCGCAGGGCCACGCCGCAGACGAAGTCCTGATAGATCTCGTTCTGCTTGCTCGCGGGGATGCGCTTCGAGGACAGCTTCCCCGAGGCGGTCAGCGCCTTCGACTCGCTCGGCACGACGTCGGGGCCGCCGACGCGGACGGTCGTCCACGCGTTGTGACGGTCGATCCACTGCCCCACGGGGTTGCACCCGAGCTCCACGAGCTCGTCGAGGCATCCGGTCGCCTCGATCGCGGCCGAGTAGGCCGCCGTGTCGCCGTCGAGCACGCGGGCCGCGATCCGCTTGCCCTCGTCGACCTCCGCGCAGACCCGACTCCACTCGGCCGCCTCGTACGCGAGGGCGGCGGCGAGCGCCTGCTCGAGAAGCTGACGGCGCTTGGTCGAGCCGACGAGGCGCTCGAAGAACGTCGGCTTGAACGTCTCGACGGCCGAGCGCGCGTGTGCCGTCGGGCCGCAGTCGACGGAAGGCACCGCGTGCAGCACCTGCATCCAGTCGACGGGCGCTGAGCACTCGCGGTGCACCGTCGAGAGCGCCGCGAGCGTGCTCTCGAACTCCTCGACGGCGCTCGCGGCGACCTGCATCTCGACCAGCTTCCGATGCTCGGCCGTCATCTGCCGATAGGCCCGCATCTGCGCGGCGGCGTCGCGCATCCGGCGCCGCTCCGCGCGCTCCGCCTCGCGAGAGATGCGGATCATCGTGCTCAGGAACCCCGCCCGTCGTCCCATGCTGTACCCCCCGTCCTTCTGCCGCGCTCGCAGCCAGCTCACCCCGCACCTGTCATCGGACGGGACGCTGGCGGGAGAGCGTATCCGAATCATTGCCCGCCGAGGTAGCAGGGCCTCGCCTGGTCCTGGGGGGCGGCAGGCGACACCTGCTGCAGAGCGACGCACGTCGAAGCGTCGGTCCCCCAGCACCGGTGCCGTCGCCCCTCCGGCCTTCGAGGGTTCGAGGGCGAAGGAAGGTAGGGCCGGAGCGGTCCGCTGCGCGAGCCTGGGGGGGGGAGGACGACTCGCGCGAGTCCGCTCCGGCGAGAGCGGGGTATCACGGGGAGGAGCGCGGCCGAAGGAATCGGCGGCGGGGCAGCGGGGACCGCGGGAGGCGGGTGCTGCGAAGGGGGGGGGCGAGACGGTGACCGGAAGGCCTTACGAGCAGGTGATCTTGGGATTCGCGGCGTCCGAGCAGTCGCAGGTGTTGCCCTCCTTGGGGCAGGTCTTCGTGACGGAGTGCGACTTTCCGGCAGCGTCCCAACAGGTGCAGGTCACCGAGGTTGACTTCACCGAGTGATCATCGGTCGTCTGCTGGGTGACGATGGTTCCGTTGCCGTGGATCGCTTCCCCGACGTGAACATCAACACTCAGCCCGCTCTTCAGAGTCTGCGAATGCTTCATCTTGGCGCCCTCCAAATCCCCGCGGGATGTCCGCGGGCTTCCACCGGTGAGGGTCTGTCCGCGCCGTCACGACTGTCAACCGGCGGAAGTCAGATAGCGCCGTCTTCGCAGGACGCTGGGCGGTGGTTAGCGAGTCCATCGGGGTGATGCTGCTGCGCGGGGGATGTGGGCGATCAGCGGCGTCGGTTGATGAGCTCGATCCACACCACGCTCCCGACCGCCAGCGCCCGGGCCCGAGCGCGAGCCAGCACCAGGGCGACGGCAGCAGGCTCAGGGCAGTGCCGAGGAGCACGGCGACGAGCAGCGTGGAGATGACGCGCTCGAGCCTCACCAGCCGACCCACGCGAAGAGGCCGCCGATCGCGACCAGAAGCGCCGCCCAGCCGAGCGCGTCCGCGAAGTTCACGCGTGCGCCTGGAGCGTCTTCAGCAGCTCGGCGCCGAAGCGTCCGTCGCCGTCGAGCCCCTTCGCCCGCAGCCAGGTCGCGGCGGCCGCCGTCGAGCGCGGCCCCCACTGCCCGTCGCCCACGACGCCCACGCGCCCCTGCGCCCAGGCGGTGATCACCGGCCAGTCGGTCTGCCCGAGGTCCGCGCCGAGCTCCCCACGCTCGGCCGCGCAGAGCACCCGCAGCGCCCGGCGCCCCTCGGCGTCGAGCCGCGTCGGCGCCGCCCACAGCGCCAACAGCTCCCGCGCGCCGACCGCCGCGGTGTCCCGCGCGTCGACGTGGTGGGCCTGGACGTACGACCGCACCGGGACGGCCGGGTCGATCCACCCGAGCGCCGCGGCGCGGGCGTAGGAGGCCTGCGACGAGACCACGCGGTGCGGCAGCGCTCCGAGGCCCGCCATCGGCTGCGGCTTGCCCTCGGGCTTCGCGGGCGCGGCGTACCGCTGCGGCAGCTCGAGGTCGACGGGCCCGCTCTTCGGGAGCTGGACGCCGGCGGCCTTCGCGGCGGCGCCCCCGAGGTACGCGCTCCAGGGGTAGCCCTCCTCGTCGGGGTCGATCTTCCCGCCGTCGTCGCGCTCCTCGGGGTGGTAGTGCGGGTGGTCGTAGGCCGTGTGGCCGAGCAGCAGCCCCGGGCACTCGGCGCGGATGCGGTCGATCGCGCCGACGGCGAGGATGCGAGCGGCCCCGGGGTGGACCTTCCCGGCAGCCTCGCTGTTGATCACCAGCAGCTCGGCGCCGATGTCCCGCGCGGCCTTCGCCGCGGGGAGGTACACGCGCTCGAGGACGCGGTCGACGGTGGCCGCGGTGACCTGCTCGACCCAGCCGTCCCAGGCGACGCCCACCCAGAGTGCGACGCCGGGGACCGCCGCGCGGACCTTGGCGGCGGACACATGCAGGTGGTCGCGCAGGCCCTGGGGCCCGGCGTGGAGCTGCACGACGGCGGGGCGCGCCTCGCGCAGCAGCGGGAGGGCGTCGTCGACCGCGCGCGGTAGCCCGTCGCCCGACCAGAGGGTGAGCGCGTGGCGGCGGGTGAGGACGACGCGGGGCGGAGCGCTCTTGCGGAGCTGCTCCTGCACGACGCTCTCGGCGCCATCGAGGAGGGTGCCGATGTTCATCGGGTGAGCCCTCCCTCGAGTGCGTCGAGCATCTCGGTCTTCGCCTCGCCGAGCGCGGCGCCCATTGCCCTCCGCACAGCACGGAGGCTGTGCGCCTCGCCGCACCAGGGCAGCGAGAGCCAGGCGAAGGGCAGCCAGGCGTAGCCGTCCTCGCCCCAGCCGCGGCCCCAGCTGTTGCGCAGCCGGAACGCACGGCGCGCGAGGTCGTACCCGACCAGCACCGTTGCGTGTCCGCCGACGCTCGGGCCCGACGGCTCGGGCAGCTCGCCCGCACACGCGAACCACCCGTCGGTGATGCTCAACCCCACCACCACCGGGTGCCCGCTCGCGAGCTCCCAGCAGACCGTGGCGACGTCGGGCGCGAGCGGCTCGGCGGAGACGAGGCGCGGGGCGTCGGGGCTCGGCGCCGGCGCGGGCTCGGTCCACTCCGGGCCCCACGACAGGGACGCCTCGCGCTCGGGCTCGTAGCCCCGGCGCAGCGCGGCGATGCCGTCGGCGAGGATGGCGCCCGAGTCCTCGCCCGGGAGCCCGATCGCGATGCGCTCGCGGTAGTAGAGGGCCGCGCGGTCGGGCCGCTCGGCGGGATAGCCCCCGCGCGCGTGCAGGACCTCCACGGCTCCGGAGAGCGCCTGCGCGGTGCAGCTCCCGACCGTGCCCTGGTCGTAGACCTCGGGGAGTCCTTCGATGAGCACCGAGGGCGGGAGCGTCGCGAGGTCCGAGGCGGTGGCGAGGAGGTGGCCCGCGTGGGGCGCACGGCCGAGGGACTCGGGCCGGTGCCAGCCGAGGGGGCGCGGAGAGGCGCTGGCGCCGTGGAGGGCGCCGGCGCCGGTCTGGAAGAGGAACGTCACCGCCCGGCGTCCAGCGGCCGGAGGTTGTCGAGGTCGCGCCGCAGCGTCACGCCGCGCGCGGCCGCGCCGCTGGCGATCGCCCGCAGCGTGGCGTTGGAGCGGTCGCCCACCGAAGCCCACCCAGCGTCGGTCTGGCACGCGGGGATGAGCGCGTCGGCGATGCTCGCCGCGGAGTCGGCGACGCGCTCGAGCACGGTGCCGAGGGCGATCCCGTTGTCGGCCAGGACCTGGGCGAGCTGCACGAGCGCGACGTGCACGCCCCCGACGGCCGCGTAGGCCGCGCAGCGGTCGCCGCCGCGGGACTCGTAGGCGTCGAGCGCGAGCCCGAGGCGCCCCGCCGCGTCGGTGACGGCGTCGAGCGCGCGGCCCACCTGGGTGCGCGCGGGCTCGGGCACCACCAGGTCGGTGATGGCGCGAGCGGAGGGCACGGCCCACCCGAGCGTCGAGAGGACGAGCCGCGTGGTGTCGACCCACGACGAGGGCGTGACCGCGGGCGTGCCGCCGTCCGAGGGCGGGGGCGGCGGAGTGCACGCGGGGGCGGCGAGCGCGAGGGAGACGACGACGAGGGAGAGCGAGAGGGAGCGGCGGATGTTCACGGGGGACCTCGATGGAGCGGACGTGGAAGGACGGGCGGCGCGCCGTGTCGACGCGTCACGGGGACAGCGGGAAAGGGCTTCGGGTCAGCGCCCTGACGGGGGCGGCGCGCCCATCGGGAGCGTCGACGCGCGCATCGGCGTGGCGGTCGGGTCGCGCAGGATCTCCGCGACGAGGCCCGCGAGCTCGGCCGGGGTCGCCACGGTGGTCACCGGCGTCGGCGCGCGGAGCTTCTGCACCTGCGCCTCGGCGATGCGCTCGAGCAGCTTCGTGGTGCTCGCGATGTTGAGCTTCTGGAGGGCGCGGAGCTGCGTGAGCGAGTCGCCGCCCAGGTGCCAGAGGTCCTGCACCACGCGGTGCAGGTAGCGGGGCCCGTCGACGGCCGGGTTCCAGGCGCCCGGCTTCGAGGGGTCCTTCAGGTCGCGCACCTCGGCCTCGGTCGAGAGCACGAGCTGCGCGGCGAGGGCCGTGAGGGCGTCGAGCGAGGCCCCGAAGGCGATGGCCGCGGCGCCCTTGGCGTCGGCGCTCTGGCGCGCGCGGTAGGCCCGCAGCGCGAGCACCTTGGCGCGCGCGAGCGGGAGGAGCGCGATCGACACGAGGGCGATCGCGAGGACGACGAGGATGGGAGCGTGTGCGTGGAACCAGGGGAGCATGGACGGGTGCCTTTCCGCGGCCGGTGCGGCGCGTAGGTGAGGGAGGCGATGTGGCAGGGAGCGGCAGACCCTGACGGTCAGCCGGCACCGTCGTCGGACGGTGGGCGCGCGGTCCGGCGACGGAGCCACGGCCGGAGCAGCTCGGTCACGACGAGGATCGTCAGCGACGAGAGGATCCCCATGAGGACCGTGACCAATCGGTCCGCGATCGCCGCGCCGGTGAGCCCGGCCATGAGGCCGACGAGGCCGTGCAATCCGAGCAGGTGGGAGTCGTGGTCGCTCATCGGTGGTGTCTCTCTGGGGACTGAGGGCAGGCAGGGCACGCCACACACACGGGACAGGCGGGCGCCGTGGGGTTGTGCATGGGGGCGTCCGATCGGTGCGAGCGGGGGTCATGCGGATCCCGCTGCGCGCCGGGAGAGGGCGACGTGCAGCGGGATCCCCACGAAGGGGAATGAGGCGGGTGGACGGCGGGCGCCGAGGGGTGAGCTCCGTGCGCGCAGCAACACGATCAGGCGGGAGCGATCAGACGGTCGAGACGCCGATGTCCGCGATCGTCCCGTCGAACTCGATGATCACGTCCCTGGTGTTCTCCGGGGTGTGGAAGAGCGAGAGCGCACCCGACCCATCGCCGAACTGCGGGTACGCGTCCACGGTCGCGTACCACGACGCCAGCGTGCCCGCGAGACTGCCCGCGGGGGTCGCGTCGGAGCCGTTCGACTCCACGGTCGGATCACCGGAGGCGTACAGGCTCCAGGTGGTGCCGGTGTACGCCAGGATGAGGTTGTTGTAGTTGACCGTGAGGACCTTCTCCCCATCGTCCGCGCCGCCGTCGTTGACGCGGACGGTGCAGACCCCGTTCACGCGGTACTTGTGACCGCTCGTGGGGGTGAGCGCCGTGCTGATGGTGGCATCGTGGACCTTCGACGACCCATCCGCGGTGACCGCCGCGGGGGCGATCGAGAGCGGGACGCCGGCGCCGGTCTTGACGGCGGTCTGGGCGTCCACGGCCTTGCCATCCGCCGTCGCGGCGTTGGTGATCGCCGTGTCGGCGTCGCTCTGGGCGGCGGCGGCGTCGGACAACGCCTGCGTGGCGTCGGCCTGGGCGGCGTTGGCCGCAGCGAGGGCGGCGGCGGCGGAGACGAGGTTGAGTGCGAACTTGGCCATGGTGTGAACCTTTCGAGCGACGAGGGGGCGATGGATGGTCGTCGACGCTGCTGCCCCCGCAGCGCCGACGGAGCGGACCAGTGGATGTCAGTCGGCGCCGAGGTCGGCGAAGAGGAGGTCGGCCTCGATGCTCACGGTCTGCCCGTCGATCGGGCGGACGAAGACCGCGAGCGCGTCGCCGTCGTCGCCGGGGCCGGGGAGGTGGTCGACGGAGGCGAAGAAACCGTCCCAACCGGGGTCGGTGACGGGGTCGTCGCCGTCGCCGCGGCGCACCAGCGACCAGGACGAGCTGGCACGCTTCGCCACGAAGCCGCGCACGGACATCGTCGCGACGAGGGCGCTGCCGTCGCGCACGAAGAGCTGCCCGTCGAGGCGGTACTTGCGCCCGGTGACGGGGCTCGCGGGCAGCGTGAGCGCCACGACCTGGTCGACGCCATCGGCGCCGGTGACCAGCGTCGGCGCGAGCTTCAGCGGCAGCCCCGCGCCCCGAAGGACGTTCGCCGTGATCGCGGCCGCGATCGCCGTGTCGACGTCGCCCGACGAGACGCCGCCACCGCCGTCCTGCGGCACGCCGTTGACGCTGAGGGCCATCAGGTCCCCATCAGGTCGAGCGCGACGTCGCCGACGGCGTCCGCGGTGACCTCCACGTCGAGCCACGCGGCGACGCCCTGGCCGTAGGTATCCGATACCCGCAGGGTCGCGCCCGCCGCGAGCGGGAGGCCCGTGGTGATCGACTCCCACGGAGACCAGGCCCCGCCCGTGCGGTGCTGGAACCGCACGCGCAGCGCGGTGATCTCCTCGGCCGTGCCGTTGGTCACCAGCAGCGACCAGCGGGGCGCGCGGTCGAGGCGCAGCGGCACCTGGCCGCTGGTCTCCGAAAGGATCGTGGCGGAGTCAGCGACGGCCCACGCGGGGACCACGTGGTCGGCGACGGGGATGGGGTGATGGGACATGGGGCTCCAGGGCGGCGCTGGGCCGCGGTGGCGTGCGTGGCGATGAGAGGGGAGCGGAAGGCGGGCGGCGAGCTACTCGCGCCAGCCGTGCGGGAGCACGGAGACGTTCGGCGCCGTGCCGGTGACCTGGCGCTGGATGGCCTGCGAGGAGTCGGTCTCGATCTCGACGACGGCGGTGTTGATGTCGCCCTCGGTGGCCGTGGTCGACCCGGCGAAGCCCGCGCGGATCGCGATGGAGCTGGTGGTGTCGCCCTTGGTGCGCAGGTCGAGCTCGGCGTTGTCGGCCACGTCCAGGCTCTCCACCTCGCACCGCAGCGACGCGAGGCGCGCGTGCGGCGGGAGCACGGACGCGAGGCTCGTGTCGGTCCAGCCGACCGCGGCCACGTCCGTCGACACCGCCGGGAAGGCGAGCGCCGAGGCGCGGTAGGTGTACTGCCCGCGGGCGCAGCGCATCGGGAGGGGGTTGCCGCCGGCGCCCGCGCGGAACGAGCCGAGGTAGCGGTAGTTGGCCGTCTCCCCGCGCTTCCAGAGGCGCGGCACCGTGGGTGCGAGCACCGTGGTCGGCGGGGTGGTGCTGATCTGGAACTTCAGCGCCGACGGGGCCGCGGAGTCCGACCAGGCGTAGACGGAGTACCAGGTGTCGGCCGACAGGTTGACCGTACCCTCCACGTCCGCGTGACCGAGCGTGGTCTCGCCGGTGGTGGCGTAGGCCCGCCAGGCGTTGTTGGCGTCCTTCAGCACGCACGACTCGATGGCGCCGACCACGACCACTGGGGCCGCGGAGGTGCCACTCACCGCGAGGGTGCCCGACCAGGCGAGCTGCGCGAGGAGCCCCGCCAGCCCCATCGCCGCGCGGTTGCCGAGGGTCTGGAAGACGTCCTGCACCACCAGGGCGTCGAGGTCATCGCCGTCCTCGGGGACGCTAAGGGGGTCGGCGTTGTGGACGGCGTTCAGGGTGAGGTCGAGCATCGGTCAGACTCTCCAGCGAGGGTTGCGGGCGCCCCAGGTGCCAGCGCCCGCGTTCCACGTGGACGGAGCACCCCAGACACCGGGGGAAGATCGAAGGGCCACGGCCCACCCTCGGTCGCGGGCGTTCGAGAACTGCCTCGCGAGACGGCGGACGGTGCGGACGGTGGCGCGGGGCACGGCCGAGCCCCATACGCCGTGGCCCCAGCTGCCTGAGGTGCTCCAGGTACGAGGCCCCGGAGGCGAGGGCTGCGTGAGGAAGGCCCACCACTGCGCCCAGGGGGTGCGGCCGAGCTCGTGAGCGGTGGCAATGCGGGTCGAGCCCTCGGGGTTGAGCTGGGCGAACACCAGCGTGAGCGCGGTGCGTGTGCCCGCCCAGCGCCAGGTCTCCCAGGCCGCGGCGATGCGGGCGCGGTAGCTGTCCGCGTCGTCGAGCGGGAGCTGCTCGAGGGAGACGTCCGCGCCGAGGAGCGGGAGGGCGTCGTCGGGGCAGCGCAGCACCAGCCCCGCGTCGACGGCGTCGATGGCCAGGGTGATGACCCGATCCTTCATCGTGCCCTGCGAGCGGCCCCAGGCGGTGCCCCAGGGGCCCGCGAGGCCGGTCGGGTAGAGCCCGGGCTGGTAGTCGGCGTAGGAGGTCATAGGGAGCTCTCAGCGGGCTTTGGAAGGGGTAGCGTCGGCCGGATGAGCTACCAGGGACCGCCGTCGTGGCAGGTGCCGCCTTCGGGCGGGTGGCCGCAGCAACAGCCGCAGCAGGCGCCAGCTCACTGGCAACCAGGCCAGCCGCAACCGCAGTGGATACCGCCACCAGTGAGGCCACCGCAGAACAGCACTGCGAGCATCGCGGTGGCAGTGGCTGGCGTTGTCGTCATGGTCGGGGCCTGCTGCCTGCTCGGCGGGAAGCGGGAGGAGCCGGCTGCGCAAGCGGTGGCTCAGCCGGCCCCGACGCCCGTGCTGCCGATGCAACCATCACTCTCACCGGGCGGGATGGTTCCGATCAACCCTCCGAGCGGCGGCTCCTATCAAGCCACGAGCCACATCCCTGAAGCGGTGCGCGCCGACCTCGCTCGCGACTGGTGCCCCAACCCGCGGAGGATGAACCGATGTCCTGACTGGTACGTGATGTTCGCGACCGGGGCCGACCGGTTGATCGTCACGGGCGGCGAGGGCGGACTGTCGGCGCACGTCTACACCCTGATTCCGCAGCGCGATGAGGCAGGGCAGCGGATCGCGCTGCAGATCTGTCAGCACGTAACAGTCGCGCTCGCCCGACACAGCCATGCCCACAACGTCGTGCGCGTCTACAGGGACGGCGGTCGCATCATCGCCAACAGCGTTTTGGGCGGGTGCACGAACGGGATCTTCTAATGGACTGGTCACGCCCGGCGTACCCTCCCGGGATGCGCCCACTCCTCCTCGCCTGCGCCCTCGCCGCCTGCGCCGCCGACCCCGTTCTCCTCCCCGACTCTGGGCCGTGCTCGAGCGCGTGCGGCGCCGGGACGGTGTGCTCGGGAGGGGCGTGCGTCGCGGTGGACGGCGGGGTCGCGCTCGACACCGGATGGCCCTGGGCCGACGCCGTTGGCGACGATCGGATGGCCCTGCCCGACTTCGGCCCGCGCGACACTGGGGTCGACGCGGGGAGCGTGGACACCGGGACCGTCGACGCAGGCGTTGATGTGCCCACCGTCGATGCCGGGCGTTGCCCGAACGGCCCCACCGCGATGTGCGACGGCCGGTACATCGACCTGGTCAGCGGCGAGCGCGATGGCGGCGTGGTGCACTTCTGCGGCGCCTGTAACGTCACCTGTGCGGCGGGAGAGGTCTGCGACGCCTGCCGCTGCGCGCGCTGACCTACGCGAACACCAGCGCCGAGGTGTCGACGGTCGCGACATAGCCCTCGGCGACGGTGATGTCCCCGGTCCCCAGGTCGACGTCTGCGAGGCTTCCGGCAGGTGCCGACCGGTAGATGGTGGCTGCGATGGCGGCCTCATCGATCAGCACGATCTCCAGGTCGTTGCCCATCGGCTGCGCGTTGATGAAGTCGCGCACCGCGGTGCGGACAGCATCCCGATTGCCGCTCGTGTTGAACCCTGTCTTGAACCGCACCGTGCTGGTGCTGAGGTCGACGGCCACCGATCCGGCGTGCTGGATGCTCGGGGTGTCGGTGATGGGCTTCCGCGCCGTGATCCATGTGCGGACGTAGTCGCGATCGGCGTCCGAGAGCAGCCCGGTGGCGCCCGCGATGCGGATGGGGACGGTGCCATCGCCGAGGGGCGCGAGAAACCCAACGCGAGTGACGCCCGCGCTGGTCCCATCCGTGCGCAGCGCGCCGAGGAGGTTGAAGGTGTACGCGTCGCGCGTCCCACACCCGGCCGTCGCGAGGGTTGCCCATCGTGCGCGGCAGCGCGTGACGAGCTCGGAGTTGCTCTCCTCGTTCCGCGCCGTGGTGGTGATCCACGACACCCCCGACGCGGCCGACACCGAGAGCCCCGCCGCGGCCGGCGTCACGATCGTCGCTCCGGAGAGCGACACGTTGTAGTCCGTGCCCGCGCCCTCGGCGCGCATCGGCACCGCGGCTGTCCCGCCGCTCGCGACGGTGATGCTGGTGGTGTTCGTCGAGCGGTAGAGGAGGCCTCCAGGCGTGGTGAGGACCAGCGCGCCGGGCGTGATCGTCTCCGGCCCCGCGAGCGCCGAGCACGCCAGCGTCACGGTCCCGCGGGTGTACGTCGCGAGGATGCGGTCGAGCGAGAAGGTGCTCTTCGCTCGAAGCGTGAGCCACCGGCCGTCCTCGAGCTCTGCGGCATCCCCGAGGAAGGCGCTCGCCCCGAGCTGGGCGACGGTGAGGTGCACGTCGGCCAGCGACTCGCACTCCGCTTCGATGAGCGTCCGCGCGGTCCCCCCTTCCTGCCAGGCCGTCGTCGGGAGCGGCGGGTCCGCGGCCGCCATCACCGCGAGCTGGTCTTTGACCAGGTCGTCCGCCGACTTGGGGATGAGGATCTCGGTGACGCTGGAGACGGTCATGCGACCTCGGTGGAGCGGAGGATGATGACGGTGACGTCGCTCACCGCGAGGGTGAGCCGGAACGTCTGGCCCGTGATGGCGGTGACCCAGCCGCTCAGGGTGAGCCGGTCGTCGGAGAACGCAGCGGTGAGCTGCACGTCATCGACGCGCTCATCGGCGCGGCACTCCTCGGCCGCGGCGTGCTCGATCTCGCGCAGGTCGGCGGGGTCGAGGTCGCTGTTGACCCCCTGCCGCAGGTCGTAGCCGTAGCTCGGCGCGTAGAAGAGCGAGCCTCGCGGCGTCACCAGCCGGCGTGCGATCGCTTCGACGAGGCAGCGTCCCTCGCGCACCAGGCCGAAGTACGGATCCAGGTCCGCGGCGCCTGGGGTGCCGATGTCGGTGCCCAGGGAGTTAGCCACGGATGATCGAGCTCCCGGTGAGGACACCCGTGAGGGTCGCGATGGAGCCGCCCGGAGGCGTGAGCACGTCGAGCCCTCCCGGTGCGACGTAGGCCACGAAGGTGCCTGTGGGTCCGAACACCAGCTTGCCGTTCGCCGTGGTGTCGTCGGTGCGTGCGAGCTGCTTCGAGCTGCCGTTCACCGCCCACCGCGTGGCTTCCGTCGAGGGCTCCCAGAGCACCACGACAGGCCTGCGCGGGTCTGCGTTCTCGTAGGTGAAGCTGACGAGCGAGCCCGCGGGGATCTCCACCGTGAGCCCGGGGAGCGTGCGGTAGGGCACGTCTGCGCAGCTCGGGCGTCGAGGGTCTTCCGGCCGGAGGTCCAGGCGACCGCTCGCGTGCTGCTGCACCACCGTCGCGGAGTACACCCCGGAGTAATCCAGGCGGCGGGTGATTCGCCGCACAACGGCCTCGAAGGCGGCCATGAGGCGCCCGCCCGCCACGTCCTCGCGCTCCTCCAGCACCGAGGTCCGCAGGGCGACGCCGTCGAGCCGGTGCGTGACGGCGCCGATGCGGACGGAGGTCCCATCGAGGGTGACGGTGGTGCCGGGCTCGAGGTCGAGCGCCGCATCGCCCGCGAGCTCGTAGCAGCCGGTGATGGGCTCGCGGCTCATCACGTCGACGTCGCGCGGCGTCACCGCGACCCACGACTCGACGCCGAGCCAGACGAACCCGGCGGACAGCACCCGCCAGGAGAGGCCCGTCGCCCGCGCGATCTCGGCGATGGTGACGTCGCCCGTCTGGCGCACGCGGTGCCAGCGATTGAGCGGGGCCGAAAGGTCCGCCTCGATGGCCGCCGCCGTCTCGCCCGCCGCGCGCAGGGTCTCATCGAACACCGCGCGGTGGGTGGTCCCAGCGAAGGCCACCGGGGGCAGCTCGCGCTGGAGGCCGCCCGCACCGCCCACGATGCGGCCCGACCATCGCCCGAAGGCGACGGCACCGCGGACGACGGTCCCGCGCCAGATGCGGCCCTCCAGGTCGAGGGTGACCGCGCCGGTGACGTCGGTGTCGCTGTCGACCGCCACGTCCGCCGTCCACGCGCCGAGGCGCGGGATGACGAGCGAGAGGGCCAGCAGCGGTTGTGCGTTGAGGGTGGTCATCGGGGAGCGGCGGCGCCGCTGGTCGAGGGGCGCTCGATGCGCGGGCCGCGGTCGATGGGCGTGATCGTCTCGCCGTGGTTCTGGATGGGCCGGGCGGCCGCGGGCGACTCGGCCGGCGTCGTGGTTGTGCGAACGGCGCGCGCCACCGGCTCCTTGTGCGACTTGAACTTGATGGTCAGCAGCACCATCCCGCTCTCCGCGTCGTACTCAGGCAGCGAGACCGACTCGACGGTCGCCATCGTGATGCGCGCGAACGCCAGCGACGGGTACGCCACCGGGAAGGCGTTGGAGCCCTGACGCGTCGGCGACTCGTCGGCCAGGCGCGCGTAGATCGCGTCCATCTCCTGCACGTGCAGGTCTTCCTCGGCCTCGTCGTCCTCGGGGAAGGCCCCGAGGGTGACCGTGAAGTCCACCTTGTCGTGCCCCGCGGCCACGCTGCGACCACCGTTGCGGCCGCGGGGGCTGCGATGGTCGCTCTTCGGCTTCAGGGCATCGCCGCTGACGGTGACCTTCCCCGTGAACGACACACCCGCGATGGTGATCTCGTCCCACTTCGTCGGGTCGGCCCACGGCGCCGCCAGCGCGACGCGGGAGGGCGTCGGAGGAGGCGCCGCGGGTCGACGCGCACGGGTGGGGGTCACCGCCGCGGCGGGGACGGCGTTGTTGCCGTTCGCGAAGCCGGGCTGCGCGGTGGTGGGGGTGGTCATCAGGCGCCGCCTGCGAGCTGCATCCGCCCGAACGTCCCGAGGAGGATCTCCTCGATGCGCTCGCCGATGGTGGCGCCGGTCTCCTCAGCGCTCGCGCCGCCCTGCACCTGCACGACGATGCTGATCGACGGAGCGCCCAGCGCGCCCATCCCCGCCCCGCCGAAGCCCGGGAGGCCCGGCGGTGCGACGACGTTGGACATCGCCGACTGGACGCCGCCGGCGCCCGAGTCGAGCCCCTGCGTGACGCCCATCGCCATGTACTCGCCGATCTCCGCCATGACGCGGGAGGGCGACTTGATCGCGAGGTCGGTGCGCGCCTGCGTGGGCAGGCTGTTCATCACGGAGCTGACCTCCGACTGCATGAACGCCTGCTGCGATCGGAAGCCCGCGGCGACGCCGTCGCCCATGTTCTGGCCGATGCCGAAGAAGTCGGCGACGGCGCGCCCGCGCGAGCCGGGCGGGAGGATCGCGTTGATGAGCATGTCGCTGGTGCCCGCGCGCATGGCCCCAAACGGGTTCTGTGCGACCGCGAACGCGTCGCGGATGGCCTGTTCGATGCGCGGGAGGAGCTGCCCGGCGGCGATCAGCCGAGCGACCCACTGCGTGGTCACCATCGAGATGCGCAGCATGAAGATCGCGATCTGCGCGAGGCCGCGACCGAACTCCCGCGCCTGCGGTCCGAGTTCGCCCAGAGTGCCGACCATGTCTTTGAAGTCGCCAAGGCCCTGAAGGAACGGCAGGAAGCCCTCCAGGAACCCGCCGCTGAACCCCTGCCAGATGGCGCGGAGCGGCGGGAGGATCTGCCTCGCCATGCCGATCACGGAAGCCATGGCGCCGTCGAGGCCCCCGGCGCCGAAGATGGTCCCAACGAACATCGCCGCGTCGTTCACGAGCCCAGCGAAGACCGCCTGCAGGATCTTCCCGTCGTAGGTGGTGCCCGCGAGCATCGTGGCGACGCTGGTGAGCATCGCCTTGAGCGCGCGGATACCCGGGAGGTTCTCGATGTCCTGAATGGACGTGACGAAGGCCTGGAAGCCCTCGCCGAGGTTGGACAGCGTCGCCGCCATCGAGCCCGACTGAGAGCGCGCGAAGTCCCCGCTGTTGCGGTTCCCGAGCTGAGCGTTCTGCTCGGCCAGAATCGCGTCATGCATCTGTCGGCCGGTGATCGACCCGTTGCCCTGCGCGGTGCGGATGCGCCGCTGGTAAGTGCTCTCGGTCTCGCCGTTGCGCTGCACCACGCCCGCGGCGATGGCGGCGCGACGCATGGCAGCGACCTCGCTGACGCCTGCGGCCTGCGCCGCGGGGCGGTAGTCGGCCGAGCGCGCGACGGAGCTGTTCCGCAACTGCCCCATCTGGAGCATGAACCGGCTGGCGGTCCCGGCGTCGTTGGGATGCAGGGCCCCGGCGTCCGCTGCGGCCGAGGTCATCGTGCGCGCCTCGGCGCCCTGGTAGCCCGCGGTCGCGGCCTGCGTGCGCAGCTCCACCACCTGCTGCGTGGAGAGGGGCGTGTCGCGCCCGAACTGCTGCGCCCAGCGGAACTCGTCCTGCGCCATGTTGCCGCGTGCGGCCTGGCGCTCCCGCGCGCTCATTCGGTCTTCGCCCGGCACCCGCATCAGGGTGGTGAGCGTCATCAGGGTGGACTCCCTGAAGCTGATCATCTGGAGGATGGCGCCGCCGATGGAGAGGGCGAGCTGCCCGAACTCCATCACCAGCCCGCCGATCTGCCCGATGATCTCGAAGGTCGTGCGGGTGATCGACAGCATGGCGCTGCCGAGCGCGTAGACCGCGCCCATCAGCGCAGCCGCTCCGGCTGCGGCGTAGCCCATCGCGGAGATGCCGCCGCGACCGATCAGCCCCTCCAGCGCCGACATGATCGGCGAGGCGTCGCTCTGCTCGTTCCGCCGAACGCGGGCACGGTCGCCCTGGCGAGCCGACACCGCGTTCTGCCGCGCCGCCCGCTCGTTCTGCCGTCGCCCGAACGCCTGCGCGCCCTGCTGCGATCGGTAGACGCCGCGGTAGTAGCGCTCGTTGTCCCGGGCATCACGGGCCACGCCGCGCGACCGATCGCGCGCCGCAGCCTGCTCCCCTCGCTGCACCTGGCCGAAGTGCCGATCGGCCAGACGCCGGTTGGCATCGTCGAGGCGCGACTGCCGCGCGACCCGCTGCTCGCGCTCCCGGCCCGCGCGCTGCTCTCCGCGCTGGAACTGCGCGAAGTGCCCGTCCGCCTCGCGGCGCGCCCTCGCCTCGCGCTGCTCACGCTGGGCGGAGACGCGCGCGACGGCCGCGTGCGCATCGAGCTGCTGCTTCGTCTCTCGACGGCGCTGGCGGTCCGCCGCCCGATCGTCGCGCACCCGCTGAGCCTGGGTCGAGCGCTGCTCCCGGAGCGCGCGGGTCTGCTCGCGGATGAGCCCGGCCTGCGCGCGCAGGCGGCGGGAGGTGTCCCCGCCGCCCATGCCGCGCAGGGCCTTGTCGGTGAGGCCCGCGAGGCCCTGCAGCTCGCGCATGGCCGCGTTGAGCGCCACCACCTCGCGCTTGATGCGCTTGGCGTTGGCCGCGGCCCGGTCCTCGAGCTTCAGTGACCAGCGGGTTTCCATGGTGGGTCAGCGTCGGAACATCGGGCGGGGGCGGCCGGTGGAGGGCTTCTCCTTCCCCATGCCCGCGACGCCCTTCACCAGGGCGTTGAGGAGGCAGTGGTGTTCGGCGAGCAGGATCGCGCCCGCACGGGCCTCATCCGAAACGTCGTCCAGGTCGTGATGGAAGAGCGCGAGGTACGCGTCCGCCATCACGTGGAGGTCCTTCGGCGCGAGGTCCCGGGCGAGCGCTAGCGCTTTCCCTCGCGGACCTCCAGACCTCCGCGCGCCTTCTCGAGGAGCGTCTGGCCGAGCTCCTCGGCGATGGCCGGGAAGCCCTCGCGCAGCTCGTCGAAGGCCTCGGGCGAGGGCCACACGCACAGGCCGCGCGCGTAGAGCGTCGCCTCCTGGCCGGCGCCCGAGCCACCGAGCATCGACTGCCGCTGGAGGCCCTTGTAGCGGAGGAAGTCCCCCTTCGTGCCCGTCTTGAACACGTAGTCGTCGCCGGCGGTGCCGTCGGGGGCATCCTCGGGCACCACGGAGAGCACGCGGGCGCCGGGGTGCTGGGTGCGGATGGTCTTGAGCTCGTCGTCGCTGATGGTGCGGGGCATCGGTCTATCTCCTGCGGCTGTTGTCGATGATGTAGAGGCCGTTGCGCTTCAGGCGCATGAACGTGAACGGCACCTCGCGCTTGAACGCGTCGGTGCCCTCCTCCCCGCCGCCCTCGCCGTCCCCGGAGAGCATGCAGCGCTCCAGGATGTCGGTGAACACGGGGGTGCCGATGTCGCCGTACTGCGCGACGATCTCGAAGGGCTTGCGGCCGTAGCCGTTGCCCAGGGCGGCGATGAACTCGCGCATCGCGAGCTCGAGGAAGGTGATGGACGAGTCCTCGTTTTCGACCTTCCCGGAGGTGCGGCCGATCGGGTACGGGCTCGCCCCGTACACCATCTCGCGCGTCACCTTCTGGGCGTACTTGCAGCCGGTGATGCCGGTGATCTCCTGGCCCGCCGCCTTCAGCGTGAAGCTCTGCCAGGAGAGCTCGAATCCTTCTTCAGTGCCGCTCATGGTCGATTACTCCCTGGTGAACCCGAGGTCGAGGGTGATGGTCTTGGCGTAGTTGCGCGGCCGGAACCGCAGCTTGAAGCGCAGCGTCTCGGTCGTGAGCACGTCGTCGGTGCGGTTCACGCGCGCGCTTGCCGTCGAGACGAACTTCCGGTCGATGAGCTCGCGCTGGAGCGCGGAGTCCACGGACTGGTCGAAGGCGTCCGCGGCGCTCGACGAGAGCACCCCGTTGTCGCCCGTGTCGTTGTCCTCGTTGATGAAGTCCGTGGCGGCCGAGAGAGCCACGCGGGCCGCGTAGCAGATCGTCCGCACCCGCATCACGCTGGTGAAGTCGGTGCCCGTGGCGGCGCAGCTCCGGTCGGTGGCGAAGTAGCCGCTGCGGCCGCGGATCGACTGCGCACCGACGAAGCCCTGCGCGTCGAGCGACGTGAAGGTGCTGCTGGCGAAGTCGTGGTGCAACGTCACGATCCCGGCGATGGCGCCGGTGCGGACGCGGCCCGGGTGTTCCTTCACCGAGATGGTCGCGAGGCGCGGCGCGAGCAGCCACGCGAGCGGGCGGCGCCAGGTCGCGGGCATGAGGCGCGAGGCCTGCGTCGCGTAGGCGCTGCACTTCACCACCACGTTGTTGGTGAGCCCCGCGAAGCCGGGCGAGGTGCCCTCGAGCACGCCCACCCACGTCGCGGCGGACTCGCCAGAGTTCTGGTCGCGCGTCTCGCAGAGGATCCACCGGGGGATGGACGCCGCGATCAGGTTGTCCGCGGCCGTCGAGACCGTGGGGAACGACACGCCGGTCACCGGCCCCACGACGTGCACGAACTCGTGGTCGAGCGTGTCCGCGACGGCCTGGCAGGCGGCGAGCGCGGCGGCGAGGCCCGTGGTGTCCCAGGTCGGCGCCGTCGAGCCGAAGATGTAGATGTCGCCGAGGTAGAGCTGGTCGGCGTCGGCGTTGTCGGACCAGGTGAGCGTGATGCCGGTGTTGGCGATCACCAGCGCGCCCGAGCTCGGCACCGGGGTCTCGGGGCCGTAGGTGGTCCCGCCGTCGAGGCTGATCCGCACCATCGCGGTGAGGGCCTCGAGGGTGGCGCCCGCGCGGGTGACCTTCACCCAGACCGTGTACGCGTCGCGCGGCGTGCCGCTCGGGGTGCAGACCATCGGGCTCACGCCCATGGCGGTCGCCGGGTCGGGCACCACGCCGGCCGAGAGTCCGGTGAAGGCGCCCGCCGCGGCGGACGTCGCCTTGCACACGACGATGGGGCCACCCGCGAGGTCCAGCAGCGTCGCCGCGGCCTCGCACATGGGCCCGTACCCGAACGCCGCGACGAGCGCGTCCGCGTTGGCGATGAGGGTGGGGACCGCGGCCGTGCCGGCCGAGCAGCACCCGACCACGGCCGGAGGGAGGTCGAGCTGCTGGGGGTTGCCCAGGCTCTGGTTGGAGAAGCTGGCGATGGCGCCGGAGATGCTCATGGGGTCAATCCTCGCGGAGGGTCAGGGGTCGAGTTCGCCCGCGTTGACGTCGCCGTCCCCGGGGGTGCCATCGGGCGTTTCGAAGACCGCTGCCGTCGGGCGCACGGTCGGGACGGTGAGGTTGGGGACGTCGATCGCGACGGCGATGGAGAGCGCGTAGGCGTCGCCGAGCGAGCCTTGACCGGGGTTCTCCACCCAGGCGCCGCCCTGCATGTCGAGGAAGGGCATCGGGCCGCCGGTCCTCACCAGCGCGCGGCAGAGGCGCGCGACGAGGACCTCCGTCGCGCCCATGTCGGTTGCAGCCGGCGTGACGCCCGGAGCGCTCGCGGCGCCCCAGACGTCGATCGTGGCGCCCGCCATGCGGGTGATGAGCGATCGTCCGTTGTGGCTCCGCGCGACCTTCTGCGCGCCCGTGAAGCGGTCCCGGCTGGGGCACCAGACGATGCGCGGTGGCGAGGCGTTCCAGTCGCGCGCCCGGGAGGACACGACGAGGGGCACGTACTCGCCCCCGTCCGCGTTCATCCGATCCATCACCACGCGGGCGAAGTGGTCGAGTCCGTCGAAAGGGGTGCGGCTCATCGGGGGATGTGTCCCTGCGCGGCCTCGTCGGCGGCCTCGCCGAGCACGATGGACCAGCCGGTCGGGATCCCCGACTCGTCGGGGTAGAAGGGGCGGCGCGGCAGGCGCGTGCGGGGCGCCTCGCTCTGGTGGTAGCCACCGTAGTAGGCGAACCACCCGACGCCGGCGAAGACGAAGCCGTCGCGGTCGACGAGGTAGAGCGCCGCGGCGTCCGCGAGCTTGCCCGTCTTCCGCAGCGGCTTGCGCGGTCGGCCGCGCGTGGTCGACGCGGCGAGCGGCCGCCACGGCGTGCCGTCGGGCGCCTTCGCCTCGGCGAAGCCCCGCCGGACGAGCCGCTGCCCCGCCTGCGCCTGCGCCACCGCCACGTCGTGCGCGACGGTGCCGTCGGACCATTCGTCGAGGGCCGCGATCAGGTCGCCGATGTCGCGGCCCGAGCGGGTGAGGCCCACTACCGCCGCGCCCCCGTCGAGACGCGCGGGCCCCGCACCGCCGGGGCGCTCTCGGTGGCGCGCGGCTGGGTCTCGCCGCGCTGGGCGGCGTCGAAGCGCTTGCGCGCGCCGGCCGCCCGCTTCTCGAAGAGCTCGTCGCTCCCGTCGCTGGGGCGGTATCCGGTCACCGCCATCACGTCGGCGGCGATGATGGCGCAGGTGTCCCGGACGACGTCGGTGGGCACCTCGGTGAGCGGAAACGTGAACGCCCGCGAGAGGTACCGCACCGCCTCCTCGTTGCCGGCGCGGCGGCAGGTCGCCACGCACGAGACGCTCGTCCAGGCGTAGGTGGCGCCGGTGACGAGCGTCCCGACGAAGCGCACGCCGACGCCCGTGCCGATGCCCGACGGCGTCACCAGGGCGGCCGCGGCGCTGGCGGGGGTCGTGGCCGTCGCGGTCCACGTGGAGCCGCCGTCGAGGCTCCACCGCCAGGTGGCCACGCCGGGGGCGCCACCCGCGACGACCTGCAGCCGCACCGGCAGCTGGTCGAGCTCGAGCGCGGCCACATCGAGGCACCCCGCGGGCACGACGACGCCCGCGCCCGCCCCGGTGGGGGTGATGGGCGCGTGCGTCGTTCGGGCCGTGCGGAGCGCCTCGGGGGGCAGCCCCAGCCGGAGGAAGTCCCCCAGCGTGACGATCTCCTGGTAGGCGGTCACAACGGTCTCAGGTCAGGGACCGACGGCCTTGATGCTCAGCTGCGGGAAGCTGTAGCCGAAGGCCGCGCGCCCCTCGGCGCCGAACACCAGCTCCTTGTTCTTCTTGCAGTGCTCGGAGTCGAGACCGAAGAGGATCCCGAGGCGGATCGCCTCGCGGAGCTGGAAGATGAAGGGCTTGATCGGCTGGTTGGTGACGCTGACGTACCAGCTCTTGTTGTCGCTCGCCGTGCCCGAGAGCTCGGGCAGCACCTTCACCCGCACGACGCCCTGGTTGATGTTGGTGACGCCGGCGTTGGTGCTCGCCGACTGGACGATGCCCGCCTCGGCGATGCGCAGGGCCTTCCCGCGCAGGGCCATGGGGACCGTGAGGTCCGTGGCCATGAGCCCCAGCGGCTCGCCGTCCTCAAGCGTGAACTGCGAGATGGCGGTGAGCACCACCTCGAAGTTGTCCTCGGTGAGCGCGGTGCCCGTGAGGTAGTTGGAGAACGTGCCCGCCGCGGGGCGGTTCGGGTCGACCGGATGGTCGGTCGCGTAGAAGGGCTTGCCGTCGAAGCAGATCGCCTCGGCGACGGTCGGGTCGTGGCCCTTCTTCATCAGGCGCGCGATCTGGCGGTCGCCGAACTTCGCGGCGTGCATGCCGAGCTGCTCGAAGATGGGCGCGAACATGCCGAGCTTGTCGTCGGCGATCTTGTTGCGCGGCACCTTGGCGTCGCGGTTGAAGTCGCGGTTCTTCAGCCGGTAGGCGCTCGCGGCGAGGCCGCTGGTGTTGCGCTCGGTGGTCCACTCGGCCAGGCCCGGGATGAGCTGGAGCCAGGAGTGCACCTCCTCCTCGGTGTCCGAGGTGAGCAGCGTCGCGAAGAGCTGCCACCAGGGGTCGCCCATCTTGATGCCGGCGCGGAAGCGCGTGTCGAAGTTCTGGAACGCCGCATCGACGTCCTCGTTCATGAGGTCCTGGGCCATGTCGGTCTCCGTTCAGTCGGGGTCGTGGGAGGGTTGCGCGGGAGAGGCCCGGGATGGGCCTTGGGGCGCCGGTCGGGGTACTGCGAGCCCGGCCGGCGCTACGGATCAGGAGGCGGTCTGCGGCACCGAGCCGCTGAAGCGCAGCAGGGCCTTGGCCGCGACGCCGTCGCCGGAGATGGCGCCGAGCAGGATCGCGGCGGCGTGCGAGCCGAGGAGCGGGTCGTTGGCGGCGCCCGCATCCGAGGAGTCGGTGCGGCCGGTGACGACGGCCTTGGCGCGCCCGGCGTTGGTGGTGGCGACGCGAGCGCCGACGGCGAGGTTGGTCGAGCCGACGAGCTGCGTGACGCCCTCGTAGCGCACGATCGCCGGGGCGGCCGCGGCGGGCGCGTTCTGGAGCACGCCGAGGGGCTCCTCGCCCGCGGCCGAGCAGAGGACGACGTCCCCGGAGCCGTCGAGCTTCACGAAGTGGAACTGCGCCGCGGAGAGGTCCGCGCCCGCAGCGAGCACCACGTCCCGATCGGCGACGCTGCCCGCGCGCGCACCCGCCGCGTGGGAGCCCACCTCCACCATGATGCGCCCGGCATCGGTGATGGAGTGGATGCGCCCGACGCAGGGCCGGGTGTTGCCGCCGTTGTGGCGGGAGACGGTCTGGTTGTCGATCGCGTAGGCCATGCGGCCCACGTCGGCGATCGTGATGGCGCTCGTGCCCGTGCCGTTGGTGAAGTCGCCGACGGTACGCTCGACGTCGACGGACCGGTCCCCCGCGGCGCCGGCGGAGTTGTCGACGCGCCGGCAGGCGATGCCGTGCACCACGAGGTCGCCGTTGCCCGCGCCCTCGACGGCGTTGGTGGCGTAGCCCGTGGCGTTGCCCATCACCAGGGCGCCCGAGTAGAGGAGGGTCGCCGCGGCGACGGGGAGGCGGAAGCGACGGGCGATCGGGTCGTGCCCGAGCCCGTCGACCTTGCGGTCGTTGGTCTGTGCGGTCATGGCGTGGAAGCTCCTGTGGAGGGTTCAGGAAGGCAGCGGAGGCAGGAAGGCGGCGGGGGGCGCGCTACACGTCCCCGGAGAGATCAGCGCCCGGCCAGGCGCTCCTTCTTCGCGGTGAGGACCGCGTCGAGGTCGTTGCCCATCTGGCGAGCGATGCGGATCTCCTTCTCGGTGAGCGTGACCTCGCCGACCTGGGCGCCGGGCGTCACCGGGACATGGACCTTCGCGCTCTTCGGCTGCGGGGCCGACAGGTTCGCGAGCGGGGCGCGCTCGGCGATCATCGTGCGCAGCTGCTCGGTCGACTGCGACCCGATCCACCCCTCGCCCGCGCGGATCTGCGCGGCCTCGGCGGGGGTGATCTTCATGTCGTCCTCGCCCTTGCGGACGACCTCCTCGCGCTCGGCCTTCGCCTTGGCCTCGCGCTGGGTCTTCTCCTGCGCCTCGGTGGCGGCGACGGTGGCGGCGCGCGCCGTCGCGAGCTCGGTGGTGACGCCCGGGAGGCGCTCGTGCGAGTCCTTCCAGGCGGAGAGGCGCCCGAGGGCCTCCTCGGGGTTGGCGGTGCCCAGCATCTTCAAGGCCTTCTCGGCGAACTCGTCCATGGTCTTCCTCGTGGCTGCGGCCGCTCGCGCGGCGTTGGTCTTCATGCCCAGCGTCGACGCGCGGGCGATGCATTCGTCGAAGCTGCAGACGTCGTCGGCGAGGTGCGCGGTGACGGCGTCGGAGCCCCAGAGCACGGCGGCCTGGAGCCCCAGCACCTTCTCGGCGCCGAGGGCGCGCGCCTGGGCGACGTGCTCGGCGAAGGTGCGGGCGATGCGGTCGATGACGGCCTGCTCGCGGGCGATGGCGTCGTCGGTGAGCGGGAGGTCCGGGTGCCCTTCGGCCTTTTGGTTCCCAGAGCGCACCACCACCACGTTGAGCCCCGCCTCCTCGTTGGCCTTGGTGCGGTCGCAGAGCGTCGAGAACGCCCCCACGCTGCCGACCTGACCGGAGGGCGGGATCAGGATGAGGGAGGCCGCGCAGGCGACGGCGTAGCCCCCCGAGAGGGCCATCTCGTCGACGTACGCAACGAGGGGCTTGCCCGACATCGCAGCGGCCTCGCGCATCCCGCGCGCTGCTTCGAAGCACCCCATGGCGGAGCCGCCGGGGCTGTTGATCTTCAGCACCACCGCCCGGACGCGGACGTCCGAGAGGGCGGCGCGGGTGCGCTCGGCCACGTCGTCGTAGCCGTCGAACCAGTACCCACCGCGCTGCATGAGCGGACCGTCGACGCTGACCACGGCAACGTCCCCGACCATGCCGTAGGGCAGGCGGGTGTAGCCGTCCTCGCCGCGGGCGAGCGGCACGCGGGCAGCCCACCGGCGCCCGAGCGCGTCGGGCGTGAGCAGGGCCGGGCCGTCTGCCTCGAAGGCGCGCAGCTCGGCGGGCGACGGGAGGGTGGGGATCGCGGGGTTCTTCATGCGGCCATCCGGTAGCGCTGGCGGGAGAGGAAGCGGCGGGCGCTCGCGTGCGCGGCGCGGAGCTCGTCGGTGGTGTCGTCGGCCGCGTCGGCGGCATCGGGCGCCGTCGGGGGCGCCGCATCGACGACGCGGAGGCGGACGCCGTACTCCTCGGCCACCGCGTCGACGTCGACCTCGCGGGTGCGGTCGGTGAATTTCCCGAGCGCGTCCTGCCAGGCGCTGACCATTCCGGCGGCGGCCGTCTGCGTCCCGGCGCGCCGAGCGAGGTCCTCGGGCGGCGTCGGGTCGTACACGGCCCACGGTGCGAGATTCGGGTCGCCGTAGTTCCAGAGCGCCCAGAGCCGGAGCACCTGGTCGTAGAAACCCGTCGCGAGCAGGTACGCGTCGGCCTCGCGGTAGTCCTGGCGAACGCCCTGGCCCACCTGCGCGGAGGCCTTCGCCCCAACGCTGGTGTTCTCGGTGGCGAGGTTCTGCCCCTCGATGGCGATGGAGACGTCGCCGTCCTGGCGCGCGATGAGCTCCTTGAAGCCCTCCCACGCGGGGTCCTTCGCCTCGATGAGGTTGACCTTGTAGCTGGCCTTCCCGTCGTCGCCCTGGGGGCTGACGATGGTGGTGTCCGTCGCGAGGTCCCGCATCTGGTCGTACCAGACCTGGGTGTCCTCGCTCTCGGCCTTCGAGTCGGGCACCTGCAGCTCGACGATCGGGAGGCCGTGCTTCTCCGACCAGCGGTTCCAGTCCTTCAGCGCCGCGGCGCGGGCCTCGCCCGCGAGCCCGAGGCAGCGCAGCACGCCGCGCATCCAGGTCCGCGAACGCGAGGCGCTGAAGAGCACCCAGCGGCCGTCGCCCGGCACCACCTCCACCTCGCCCTGCGCGGTGAGGGCGATGAAGCAGTCGCGATCCCAGTCGAAGCGGAGGTGGGTCGGATGCCAGACGGTGAGGCGGGGGATCCACCGGCCGCGGCCCCGGACGACGCTCACCGCGCAGAGGCAGAACCCCATCGTGACCATCCACCGCAGGATCTCGGAGACGGTCTCCTCCCCGGCGATGGTGGGCCAGTCGGCCTCGAGGTCGCGTGCGACGCGCCCGACCCGCTGCTGGTGCCCGACGCCGGGCAGCACCGTGAAGGGGCTGGAGACGACGCCGAGGCAGCGGTTGTTGAGCGCGCCGTGGATCCGCGGGTTGCGGTCGAGCGCGTCGGCGAGCAGCGCGCTCGCAGCGAAGTCCCCCGCCTCGTGGGCCGAGATGATCCGGCGGACCGTGTCGAAGGTGCGGTCCCAGGCGGCGGTGCCCGGGCGGAGCTGATCGGTCTTCTTCGCCTCGGCCAGGCGCCGCACGACCACCGGCGTGCCCGTCGTGACGGCCGGCAGGCGCGGCCGCGCGAAGCGCGAGGCGACGCCCCGCAGGCCCCGCCCGAGGGCGCCACGGACGTAGTGATAGGCGCGGGCGAAGGGGTTCATGAGCGGGGGCGCAGGAGGCCACGGGCGCCGACAACGAGCTTCCGAACGGCCTCCTGGGAGATGGCGGGCGTGGTGCCCTGGAGCATCAGCTCGGTGAGGCCAAGCGAGAGGGCGTCGATCGCGCCCGGGGAGACCCGCGAGGTCGCGTAGTCGTGGTGGGTCATGGTCTCCTCGAGCTGCGCGAAGCCGGGGCCCACGTGAGACACGAGGCTCGCGCGCCCGGTGAGGGGCTCGCCGTACAGCTCCCGCACCGTCTCCGCGCGGCCCCGTTTGTCGCCGCGGGCCCCGACCTTCACGAGACGCACGAGAATCCGCTCGGGCTCGTGGTGACGGCCGGTGGCGCGGCTCTTGTCGAGGGCCTCCTGGAGCAGCCATCCGATGATGGCCTCCTCGATGAGGGCGCCGCCGCCGTCCGACTCCGCGCAGATGCTGTGGGCCTTGTGCTTGCGGTAGCTCGCTACCGCGCGTCCGACCCAGCCCTTGACCCCCGCGTGCGCGCTCGCGTCGTCGAGCACATAGCCCCGGCCGTCGGCGCCGCGGGCGATGGTCACGACGCCCGCGTCGTCGGCCTTCGCCGCGCGGGCCTCGTCGCTCTGGTTGGGGTCGACGTAGACCTCGCAGCGGGAGAGCGAGGGCGCCGTCGGGACGCGCCAGGGGACGATGTGCTCCCAGGTCCAGAGCGCGCCGTCGACGCTGCGCCGGGGATTGCCCTGGAGCATCGCCTCGGCCTCGGCCTCGGGAGTGTTGCAGAGATGCTGGCGGGCGCCCTCCAGCGTCCAGCCGAACGAGCGGCCGTCGGGCAGCTCGCGGCGTGGGTTGAGGACGTGCGTCGCGGTCGTGTAGGGGCGCGGGGACGGGACGAGCTTCCCGTGGGCGTCGAGCTCGCCGAGCATCGGGAGGTTGATGATCTCCCACCCCTCGCCAAACGCGCCCGCCTCGATCTCCCCGATGAGGTCCGGGTCGCACCAGCGGGTGTGGATGACCAGCAGGCTCATGCCCTCCTGCCCGCGCTGGAGGATCACCGAGCTCATGTGCGAGCGGACAGACCGCCGCGTCGCCTCGGAGAGCGCCGCCTCGCGGTTCTTGTAGGGGTCGTCGATGACCCCGAGCGCCGCGGGCTGACCCGAGCCGGGTCCGTCGACGGAGGTGAACAGGCACCCCCCGCCAGCGGCCGTCCGCCACATGCTGAGGTTCTGCCGGTCGGCGGCGAGGTCGACGCCGGCGGCGCGCGCGATCGCGCGGCAGCGGTACGACTTCTCGTTCGTCTGCTCCTTCTGGTAGGTCGAGTAGATGACCGGCCAGGTCGGGTGCTGGCCGAGGATCTGCGCGATGCCGTGGAGCACCAGCTCGGTCTTGCCGTGCTGGGTCGGGACCGAGACGCAGGCCCGCACGCGCTCGCCGCGGCGGATGCGGTCGAAGAGCTCGGCGACCGGCGCCAGATGGTCGGGGGCGAGGTAGCCGGGCGAAACGCGCGGGACGTACTCCAGCAGCGTCTCCGAGGCCCGCTCTTCCGCCTCGATCCGCCGGAGCTTCTCCGCCTTCAGCGCGCGGAGCTCAGCCTCCTCGTTCGCGGCGGCGCTGCTCTGCCGCGGCGATGCGGGCATCGATCTCCTCCATGGTCAGGTCCCCGATCGGCTTCCCACCGCTGGTGACGTCGTGCTTGTCGACCAGGGTGCCGTCCGCGCGCTTCGTCGCGACCTCGGTGTCCGCCCTCACCTTCGCAAGCTGCGCGCGCCTCAGCGGAGCGCCCGCCCGGAACTCCAACAGGAAGGCGGCGGCGCGCCAGTCTCCGGGGATGGCGCGCTGCTCGGGCTTGCCATCCCCGGCGGCCTTCCCCGGCAGGCCCTGGGCGGCTGTGCGGATCATGCCCACCAGAGCAACGTCGCTCTCGCGGAGGGCCCGGTCGACGTCGCGAGCGAGAGCGATGAAGCGTGCGTCGCCGCCATCCCGGGGCGCGGTGCCTGGAGGCAGCGAGGCGTTCTCCCGCGCGATCCGCCCGGCCTTCAGCCAGCGACAGAACGTGCGCCACTCCCCGCCCGCGACTGCCACCGCGTCGCGCATCGCAGCGCCCTTGGTCAGCGCCTCGACGACGAGCGTATGAAGGCCGGGGTCGTAGGTGAGCGGACGAGCCATGGGACTACGTGGGTGGGCGGTCGGTCACGTCGAGCTGCGCGACGAGCGCGTCGCCCAGGCGGCGCGCGGTGGCGAGGTAGCGGTCGGAGTCGCTGCCAACGATGCGGTGCAGCTCCAGCAGCGCCGTGATGTTGAACGCGAGCGGAGCGCTCGACGAGCGGCGGCGGAGTTCATCGTGCAGCCCCTCGATCTCCCGCGCCGCGCCGGCGAGGTCCGCGTCGCGCTCGCGCAGGAGCACGGCCGCCTGGTCGCGCTGGGCCTCGACGGCGGTGAGCTGCTCGGTGAGCGCCTCGGCGCGGGCGGCAGCGCGGGCGCGCTCGGCCTCCGAGGTGATCAGGTTGCTGCGCGCCGTCCCCAGGTCGCGGGCGGCCTGCGCTTCACGTTCGCCCGCAGTGGCGAGCTCGGCCTCCAGCTCCCCGACGCGGGTCGCAAGGGAAGCGTTGGCCAGCTCAAGCTCGGCGAGGTTGTCGACGACGAGGGTGATGGTCTTCGGGTTGGCCATGGTGTCCTCAGGCAGCGAGCTGGTGCACGTCGCTCACGTCGAGCGCGTAGAGCGCGGCAACGTCCTCGGCGAGCACCTGGAGGGAGGCCGGGCCGCGGCCCACAGAGACGCGGCGCGCGCGGGGGGCGTCCGGGACGAGGTGCTCAGCGGGGGCCGCGTCGTACGCCCGCCACGCCACTTCCCAGCCTGCGAGGATCATCCGAGCGCGACGCACCCGGAGGCAGCGGAGCCGCGCGAAGGCGGCGACGGAGAGCCAGAGCGGCGTCATGCGTGGGGTGGGTGCCGGTCCCGCGGGCACACGTCGACCGCTGTTACCAGGGTCGGGATTGCCGCATTGGGACAGATGGAGGGGCGGGTGTCAAGGGAGAGGGTGCGCCGTCGCGAAGTAGGGCGGCCTCGCATCGAGCGCGCGCAGAACCGCCCGGTACATCACCCGCGCCGCCCGCCGGAACGCACGGACGAACGCCCTCACGCCGCGCAGGAAGGGGCGCACGTCGAAGCGCCAGAGCACCGGGGGCAGCGAGATGGTGTTCGCCCGGCGGAAGGCGTCGCGCCGGGAGGCCTTGGTGTGGCGGCTCACTCGCTCGCTCCCTTCGACCGCTGGCGGTTCCGCCGCACCATCTCGCGCGCCTGACGCTCCAGGTCGCCGTCCCGTCCGAGGTCGCGCACCTTCTCTTTGAGCTCATCCACCTCGGCCCAGAGCATCACCACGAAGGCGCACAGGTTCCCGATCAGCCACCCCGCGAGCGCCTCCCGCGGATCGCGTCGGTGCGCCCACCAGATGGCCCCGAGGGTCGCCGCCGGGAAGGCCCCGCGCAGGATCCATCGCAACAGGTACAGCACCATCGACAACGCGCTCTTCATTCGCTCGCTCCTTCCACCACCGCCACCACGCTCACCCGCCCGCGCACCCGCGCCAGCGCCTCACCCGTCGCCTGCGACGCACGCTCCGTCTGCCGCGCCACCAGCCCCGCGACCTCGGCCCTCTGCGCCGACCGCAACGCCTGGGCCTCGGCCTCGGCCACCTCCGGGTCGACAGGAGGCGTCTCCCGCCACCACTCGGCCATCGCGGCGAGCACCAGCTTCCGCCCGTGCACCACCGTCGCCGCGTGCTGCAACCTCGCGGCGAGCGCCTCCCACTTCGCCCGTGCCTCGCTCGACGCGCAGGCCTTGGCGCAGGCCTCGTAGAGCCCGCGCAGGCCCCCGGCGAGCGTGCCCTCCCGCTGCAACCACCCGAGCACGCTGGCCGGGTCGAGCCGCGGCGCGCGCGACTCCCGGGCCTGCGACGCGAACGCACCGGGCAGGATCGCAGGCACCTCCACGCTGGTCTGCACCCGCAGCGTGGGCGTCCAGTTGCTCCCGCCCGCCACAGGGGGGGCACCGTCCGCTGCCCACCCGAGCGGGCCCCCGCGGTCGGGTCGCAGCTCGCAGAGCAGCCGCCGCACCCGCACGAGCTCGTCGTCCTCGGTGTGCGTCAGGCGGGCCTCCGGAGCTTTGGACGACGGCCGCAGCGCCTCCTCGTCGGCGACCTGCACCCGGGCGTCGGGCGCTGCACCCACCGAGCGGGCCGCGAGCGCGTGCACCGTGGGCGCACCGGGGAGGAGCGCCGGCCGCTCGGGCTCACCCAGCGCGTTGGCGACCTCCACCCGCGAGCCGCACTCCCGGCACCGCGTCACCAGGCCCGTGGCCGCAGCATAGGTGAGCGCCTCGCGGCAGTCGCAGGACATGGGGACGCACTCTCGCTCGGACTCTTCGGTGATCACGCCGCCACGCTCCCCTCGCCCTGGTCACCCTGGTCGTCCACGGCCTCGACCGCCGGGCGCTCCCACACCTCACAGCTCGGCGCGTTCATCGGCGCGAGCGACTCCCAGTCGAAGCCGTGCATGGCGACCGGCTCACGGCGCTCGTGGCCGTCGTCGTCGAGGCGCGCCAGGTACGTGAACATCCGGCAGCAGCCGCAGCGAGCGCACTCGTACGTCGACCCGTCGACGGTCCCGTTGCCGGCGACGTAGCTCTGCTCGTGGGGCCCGGTCGTCGCCAGGAAGCCCCAGGGGAGGCGCGTGGGCTGCGGCGCCCACCGCCAGTCGTGTTGGAGCACCGCCTGCCCGGGCGGGCGCTTCGGTCGCTGGGGACGAACAACTACCACCGGCCGCCCCCTCCCCCGCCTGCGCGCGGGAAGGTGTCGTTTGAGGCCGCGCACGCCACTGGCCCTGGTCCTCCCCCTCCGCCGCCGCTGAGGAGCGCCCCGAGGTCGATCCGCCGTGCCCTGCGCCGGTTGCCCCCTCCCCCGCCCGCGGGGTCGTCGTCAGGTGCGCCCGAAACCCCCTGTAGCGGGGTGCGCCCGAAACCCCCTGTAGGGGGATCGTTCGCCGTAGCGTCGTCAGGTGCGCCCGAAACCCCCTGATAAGAGTATTTCTGGAAGGGGGTTTCGGGCGCAGTTGAGGTGAGCGAACGCAGGCCGAGGGCGACGGCCTCGGGGATCGCCCGCTCGCCGGACTCGTAGCGGCGCAGGGTGCCATCGCTGAGCTTCAGCGCTCGGCCGAGCTCACGGAGCCCCAGGCCTGCCACCTCGCGCCGGTGCCGGAACTCGTCCGCCCTCATCGCGGCGACCGTCCGTGGCCGCCCCGTGGGGAGCTGGCGCACCTCGACGGGCAGCCCGGCCCAGCCGCCCGGCACCACGCCGCCCACGTGGAGCTGCCGCCCGGGCTTCGTGCGCCGGATCGTGCGCAGCCGCCCGTGGGCCTGCTCGAGCTCGGCCGCCGCCAGGGCGTCGAGTCGCTCGGCGAGGTCCAGCCCCAGGTACTGCGCCCGGAGCTGCTCGGCGCCGAGGTTCGGCCGCGGGTCCATGAGGGTCACCGTCGCGTCGCAGTCGGCCATGTGGTCGAGGCCTTCGAGCGCCTGGTAGTGGCCAGTGACCCACTGGCCTCGGAACGGCGTCAGCACCGGCGCGAGCACCCTGCGCGCGGCCTCGAGGGACTTCATCGTCTGCCCGGAGGCCTTCCACTGCGCGCGGGGCTCCGTAGCGTTGGGGTCGATCGCGTGCGCGAGCGCTGCCTCGATCACCAGCGGGGCGATGAGGCCGACGGAGGTAGTGGTCGGGTCCTCGAGGATCCACGCGACCGCCGCCCGGAGGCTCGGGACGATCGCCTCCCACTGCGGCACCCCGCTGGAGAACCACGCGGTGCGCGTCGCCCGCGTCGCCAGGATCGTGCGCCGGATGGGGGCGCCGTCGGCGACCCGCAGCTCCACCAGCTTCGGTGCGTGCCCGAGCACCTTCTCCATCGCCGCCACGTGCAGCGCCGCGTTGGCGTCGAGGACCACCACCGGCCCCTCGTGCCGGAGCGCGAGCACGAGCTCGTCGTTCAGCCCGACGAAGGTCACCGTCCGCTCGTCGTCCTCGCCGCTCACCGCGGCCGCGTAGGGGACCGCCGTCGTGACCGCCCGCCAGAGCAGGTTCAGGACGCGCGACGCCGCGCCGAGTGCGACCGCCCGCGCGACGTTCACCCGCGCGATGGCCAGCGCCGACCAGCGGATCGGCGGCGCGGTCGTGCGCGCCTTCGGATCGATCGCCGCCGCGGCCGCGAGCAGCACCGCCTCGCCCAGGTCCTCCGGCACCGTGCCCGGGTCGACCGCCGCCGCCTCGAGGGCCTCCGGCGCGACGGCCCCCGCGTGCAGCCGCACCGCATCGTGCACGTACACCAGCTCCCCCGTGACGGCCGCCGCGCGGACCCACGCCGCGAACGCCGCCAGCGTCGGCGCCATCGCCGTTGCGTACCCCTCGAAGAACTGGTCGAGGTAGCGCGCGGCCGTGTCGAGGTCGTCGAGGGTGACGCGCTCGGTGAACACCGTTTCCCCGGGCTCGTCGACGACCAGCGTGCCAGCGGGGCCGGCGAAGCCGCGTAGCTCGCGCACCAGGCCGTGCACCCCGACGACCAGCGGGGCGTCCTCGGCGCCCTCTCGCCCGCCGTACGCCGGGCAGCGCGACCGCTCCGGGCAGGGCTCGCGATCGCGCCCCTCGCAGAACTCCCGCTCCACCGACTGCCCGCCGACGGCGAGCGCCTTCGCCGCGTCGACGTAGATGCAGCTCGGCGCGCCGGTGGGGCCCACGTGCGACACCGGCGAGAAGACCCGCAGGCTCCGCCCCGGCAGCTTCGCCGCGACCTGCTGGGAGAGCCGGTGCGTGGGCACGCTCACCGCGATCCGGCTGCCCGGCGCGGCGGGGCGCCCGACCGGGGGGAGCTCCCCCGCGAGCGTCGCAACGGCGTGCGTCTTCCCGACGCCCGGAGGCCCCGCGATTGCCACCACGCCGTACGCCCCGCGGATCTCGCGGTCCATGACGCGCGAGGCCTCGTCGACGGGGATCGCCCGCGCGCCCGGTCGCGCCCGGAGCTGCTGGAGCACGCTCGCCTCGAGGCCGCTGGTCGTCGTCGCGTCGAGCGCGTCGGCGACGGCCGGGAACTCCTCGCGCAGCACGCCGTACTCGAGCAGGCCCTGCCCGTTGACCCACTGCGCGACGGTGGTGCGCGCGATCTCGACGCGGTCGACCAGTACCGCCTCCCAGCCCTCGTAGCTGCGGTCGACCCGGTGCGCGCGCGCCACGACCGCAGGCACGCCCTCGGGGGGGCAGCCGCGGGTGCAGAGCGTCCCGGCGATCGCGAGGTAGCAGCGGCGCCAGTTCGCTCGGACGTGGTCCCGGATCGCCGCGCCGACGGCGTCGGCCGCCAGCTCCCACCCTGGCGGGATCGCGTCGGTGAACTGAGGCAGCACGCCGAGGCCCTCCGCCGGCAGCAGCCGCGCCCGGCGTCGCACGGCGCGCTGCGGCTCCACCATCGGCGCCGGCGGCTCGAAGGCCTGCATCCGGGAGAGGTCGACGCGAGGGGCGACCACCGGGACGCCATTGTCGCGGAAGTGCGGCACCCGCATGAGGTGCCCCCAGTCCTTGCACTCGAGCGCCGACGCCCAGACGCCCTCGGCGACGAGCTGGTGCAGCCAGGCGCGTAGCCGCGGCTCCGCCTCGTCGACGGGCATCGGGGCAGCGAGCGGCTGCAGGAGCCGGTAGCCCTTGCGCGAGAGGTACAGGCCACAGGTCCGCAGCGACGGCGCCGACGCCCAGGTGCGCTCGAACTCGTCGAGGAACGCCGACGTCCATGGCACGTGCCCCGGCGTGTCGACGTCCGCGATGAAGCAGTACATCGTCGCGTCCAGGCCCTGCGCGCGCAGCCACGCGAGCGCGTCCTTCGCCACCCGGGGCGTCGCCTCGATGGGCGTGCCATCGCGGGTGATGACGTACCCGGAGACCAGCGCCGCCGAGCGGAACCGGCGGTCGGCGATCTCGCGGATGGTCGTGTGCGCCTCGGCGACGACGCCGTGGCGGTTCTCCGGAGAGCCGGGCCGGTGGCGCCAGTCGGAGGTGTGCTCGGTGCACTTGCGGTCCGCGCAGCCCGACGAGGCCATGCCCGGCGCCCGCAGCGTCATGGTCTTCACCGCGGGGATCCACATCAGCGGCGTGTCGAGCGGGTCAGCCACCCGTCGCCTCCCGCGGCCGCCCGCCGTTGCGCCACCCGCAGCGGGTGCACACGACGCCGCCGGCGGCGTGCTGCACCAGGTCCTCGTCGGGGTGCGTGCACCCGAAGCGCGCGACCAGCGCGGCGATGGTCGCTACAGCCGCGTCGACGTTCGCCTCGAAGGAGAGCTTCCGGTCGTAGCGGATGCGCGCGTAGCCGCAGCCCCAGGCCTCCATGTTGTCGCGCCAGGTGTCCTGGTCGTCGCCCACCTTCGTGCGCGCGCCCTTGAGCTCGACCTCGATGCGGTAGCCGCTGCCCGTCGTCGGCACGCCCGTGAGATCGGCCGCACCCGAAGGGGCCGCGTCGATGGCGCCGCCCTGGCGGGGGAGGATCTTCCCCGTCGGCTGCCGCCACAGGCGCACGGGGATCTTCGCCTTCGTCACGGCGGTGCGCACCACCTGCTGGAAGTCCTGCTCGAGCACCTCGCTCACCGGGCACCGCCCATCGGGAGCTCGCCATCGAGCAGCGCGCGCGAGGCCTCGGCGTCCTCGATGAGGTCGACCGTGCGCACCAGCGGCGCTGGACCGAGCGCTGCGAAGTGCAGCCGCAGCCGGTGACGCAGGAGGCGCTTCGCGCGGGCGATGACGTCCGACGGCGGGACGCCCTTCGATCCGCGGACAGGTCGCCACCACACCGCCGCGACGACGCCCGTCGCGCGGTGCGTGATGCGGTAGCAGGATTCACCGAGGTGGGAGCCGATCACCGGGCGCCCCCGCCGAGGCCCCGCGCGGTTGCGCAGCTTGGGCAGTAGTCCGAGCCCGAGCCGAGGCGCACGGAGTGCTCCGAGCAGAGCGCGACGCTGCACACCCGCGTCCCGCCGCTGGGCGTCGGCAGCACCCCGTCGCAGAGCCGCGTGCCGTCGCGCCGGCAGACGATGCACGGCTTTGGGCGCGCGCCGCGGCCACGGGTGCAGGCGATGGCGAAGGTCCCCTCGCCCAGGTCGATCCGCTTACAGGGCACGACGCACCTCCCCGAGCCGGCTCATGTCCAGCGTCGTGTCCTCACGGTTGGTGCAGGGCCCGCAGCCCTCGACGTCGCGCCGGCGGCCAACGTTCTCGAAGCCGCACGCCTCGCAGACCCAGGGCAGCCGTACCGGCGCCGGCGGGAGCAGCTGCAGCCCGGTCCCGTCGAGCGACCGCCACTCGCGCTCGGTCGTCGGCGGCTCGCGCTGCGGCAGCGGGTCGGGCGCGGGCAGGCGCCCCTCGGCGCGCAGGGCTGCCACGCGTGCCGCGTTGCAGAGCAGGCAGTCGCCGGTCTCGCCGCGCGTGGCGTGGGCCTCG